GGTGCTGAGAGATATTTGTACATACATTGCAGAAGAAACAAAAAATACAGGCGCAATATATTGGAGTGTTGAAAACAATGGAATTGGAGAAGCAGCATTATTAGTTGTTGCAGATTTTGGTGAAGAAAATATTCCAGGACTGTTTATCAGTGAACCGATACGCAAAGGGCATGTAAGAAAATTTCGCAAGGGATTTAACACAACACATAGTAGTAAAGTAACTACGTGTGCAAGACTTAAAACAATGATTGAAAATGACAAATTGATAGTAAGAAGTAAACCATTGATCAGTGAACTAAAAGCATTTATTGCAGCTGGTAGTAGTTTTCAAGCAAAGCCCGGTCATGCTGACGATCTAATTAGTGCATTGTTACTAACTCTAAGAATAATGAATGTTATGAAAGATTGGGATCCAAATGTTTACAATACGTTTAGTCAAATTGAGCACACAGACGATTATGAGATGCCAATGCCAATCTTTATAAGTACCAACTATTGATAAATAATATACAATGAAAAAATTAGATGTAATCGCAGAACAACTTTTTAATCAAATACGTAGCAGGTTTCCAACTGTAGAAATTGGAGACGTTGAAGGTAATGTGACCACAGAACCTACACAGGCAAGATTTTTTGAATTTGACTATGAAGTAAACGAAAGCAATTTAGGAAAAGTAAGTTTGAGTTTAGACGAACAAGACGGCGTTGTTATTATGTACAGTCAGAACTTTTTAGAAAATCAATTTGGCACTGTAAAAACACAATGGTATAACTTCCTAAAAGAAATTAGAATGTTTGCGAAAAAACGTTTAATGAAATTTGAAGTAAGAGATATTACTAAATCTAACTTGACTAAAAGAGATTATAAATTTTTAGCAACAAATCGTCCCGGAGAACAGACTATGGCTGAGTCAAAAATGTATGGTACAAACAAAACCAGTTATCAAAAAATTGGTAATGCTCGTATTGCAATTAAACACAAATCACCAATTAGTACCGAATCATCATCTAATAGAACAACAAATATAGGATCAATTTTTATTGAATCTCCTAACGGTGAAAAATTTAAGTTTCCATTTAAACATCTAAGTGGTGCAAGAGCAATGGCCCGTCATGTAAGTGAAGGCGGTAACGCTTATGATGATTTTGGAAAATATATAAGTGGTTTAAGTGAAGAAATGAGCAAGCTACGCAAGTTCAAACAGTACATGGGACGTAGTACTGTTATGGCAGAAAGCCTAGCTGGTTACATGGATACAGTAAATCAGAGAATCAGTGAAGTTAAAAAAACAGTTCAGAATCTACAAAAAGAATCTTATTATAAACAAACATTTGAAAACTTTGTTGCACCTGAATACAAAGAAGTTCCTGATGAAGTTGCAGAAAATTGGATAGATCAACTAACTGTAAAAATGTTTAATGAAGAACTCAAAGATGTCTTTCCATACATTTATAATCTTGTAAGTGAAACAACAAAAGCTAAAGAATTGTCTTTTGAAGATATTATGCTAGACGAAAATGAACAATATTTAACAGCTAATCCTGGCGAAACTATAACTGATATTGTTGCAAGAGCAGAACAAGAATTAGGCATTTCAACAAGTGCAGACGATGTTATTGAAGTAAATGGGTTCGATGATAATCCAGTGTTCAAACAAAAAACACAAGTTTTAATTCCAAGTACAAGTGGAGCACCAACTCGTTCTGTTAGACCTCAACCAAGACCAGAAACTCCTATCGGTGCTGGTGGCACAAGAGAATTAGGTCCTAACGGGCAACCTACAGGTAGTACAAGAGGCATAGATCCTGCATTAAATTACAACGAAGCAATCGAGAATGTATTCGACGAAATGATGGGTCAATTCGGCGAAGGCGACAAAGGCAAAATTGATCGTAATGGCGACGGAAAAAATGATTGGGAAGATGTAAAACTTGCACGTATGGCAGCAGCCGCAGCAGCGAGTGATGATGAAGAAGAAACCAAAGAAAGCAAAACTCCACTAGGCGAATTTATACTAAGTTATTTTGATAGAGAAACTGGCCAGTTTCCAAAAGGTCCAACAGCCGTACTTACTATGGTAGAAAAAGAATACGGAGAACAATATGTAAGGCCAGCACAACAGTTCATAGAACGCATAGACGCAAAAGTTGCAGAAGTAATGGGCTACAGAGAGGCAGAAGAAGAAGTTCAGGACTCTCTAGAACTAGATCGAATCTCAGCGTTAGCCGGTTTAAGATAATCGGCTAACCACAACAAATCTTTCAAGAAAACGCTTGACAAGATAAATACTTTTGTGTAGTATGTAAGAGTGCTGCACATAATAAGGCACAAGCACATAGGCAATATATAGGAGGCAAAACTATGGCATCACTAGCAGAAATCAGAGCCAAGCTCAAAGAACAAGAAAACCGTACAGGTGGTAATACTAACACTGGTGGCGGTGATAACGCAATTTACCCATTTTGGAATATGAAAGAAGGCGAAACAGCAACTCTTCGCTTCCTTCCTGATGGCAATCCTAATGCAGATTTTTTCTGGGCAGAACGACTGATGATCAAACTTCCATTTGCAGGAGTAAAAGGCGAGACTGATAGTCGTCCTGTACAAGTACAAGTTCCATGTATGGAAATGTACGGTGAATCATGTCCGATTCTAAGTGAAGTTCGTGGCTGGTTTAAAGATCCTACTCTTGAAGATATGGGTCGTAAATATTGGAAAAAGCGTTCATATATTTTCCAAGGATTTGTAACTGACAATCCTCTCAACGAAGATACTAAACCAGAGAATCCGATTCGTCGTTTTATTATTGGTCCTCAAATCTTCCAACTTATCAAAGCAGCACTTATGGATCCTGATATGGAAGAACTGCCTACTGACTACACAGCAGGTGTTGACTTCCGTCTTAGCAAAGGTTCTAAAGGTGGTTATGCAGACTACGGTGCAAGTAACTGGGCACGTAGAGAGCGTCCGCTTAGTGATTCCGAAATGAAGGCGATCAACGATTACGGATTGTTTAATCTCAACGATTTCCTTCCTAAAAAGCCAACTGATGTAGAACTTAAAGTTCTTACTGAAATGTTTGAAGCCAGTGTTGACGGCGAAGCATATGATCCAGATCGTTGGAGCAATTACTTCCGTCCAGCAGGCATGGCAGCACGTACAGGTGATCCGAATGTATCAGCAAGTGCAAACGCAACTGCAACTAGCCAAAGCGCACCTGTATCTCGTGATGAGGATGATGATATCCCTTTTAAGTCAAACGAGGAAGTTTCACAGGCGGCTGCGCCTGCTCCTCGTCCAACTCCTGCTCCAGCAGCACCAGCGGCAGGCGGCGGCGCACAGGACATTCTTGCAATGATCCGCGCACGTCAAGGACAGTAAAAACAACACTGTAGGCTTGTTTTTTAATAAACAAGTCTACAGACTTTATGGCTTTTTAGAATAGGAGATATCATGGCTACTAAAGCATTCGATCCTACTAAGTTTCGAAACAGTTTAACTAAATCTATCAAAGGCATGAGTGCAGGTTTCAATGATCCACAAGATTGGGTTAGTACTGGTAATTATGCACTCAATTATCTACTAAGTGGTGACTTCCGCAAAGGTGTTCCTCTTGGTAAAGTAAGCGTGTTTGCTGGAGAATCTGGCGCAGGTAAGTCTTACATTGTGTCTGGCAATATTGTAAAGTCGGCACAAGAACAAGGCATTTTTGTTGTACTAATTGACAGCGAAAACGCACTAGACGAAAGTTGGTTACAAGCACTTGGTGTTGATACAGCAGAAGACAAATTGCTCAAACTCAACATGGCAATGATTGACGATGTTGCTAAAACTATCTCAACATTTATGGACGACTATCGCGGCATGAATGAAGAAGATCGTCCTAAGGTTCTGTTTGTAATCGACAGCTTGGGTATGCTTATGAGCCCAACTGAAGTCAATCAGTTTGAAGCAGGTGATATGAAGGGTGATATGGGTCGCAAGGCTAAAGCACTTAAAGCACTTGTTACTAACTGTGTAAACATGTTTGGTTCATACAATGTAGGTATGGTAGTTACCAATCACACATATGCATCGCAAGATATGTTTGATCCAGACGATAAAATCTCAGGCGGTTCGGGTTTTGTATATGCATCGAGCATGGTTGTTGCTATGAAAAAACTTAAACTCAAAGAAGACGAAGATGGTAACAAGACAAGCGAAGTTCACGGTATTCGTGCAGCATGTAAAGTAATGAAAACACGTTATGCAAAACCATTCGAAGCAGTACAAGTAAAGATTCCATACGAAACAGGTATGGATCCTTACAGCGGACTATTTGACATGTTTGAAAAGCGTGGCTTGTTAGAGAAGCAAGGCAACCGTTACAAATATGTTGATAGTGAAGGTAACGAAACACTAGAATATCGCAAAAACTGGACTGGTGAATTACTCGAAATGGTCATGAACGATCTACCTGCAAAAGAAGCACAAATGGTAAATATCGACAACACAGACGAAGAAACTGTGATTGATCACGACGAGGAGTTTACCCAAGAATGAACGAAGACTTTATTGCTGATGTATGGATGATGTTTAAAGAGTATTTAGACAAAAAGCATATAGAAATGGCGGCTGAAAAATATGTTGACATGCTAATAGATTATGGTGTAGATGACATACAACTCAAAGATATGTTAGGTACTGACAAACATCTTGATGCTGCTGTGCAATATTGTTTAGAGCTTGACGACACTGATGTTGATGACGAGTGGGATGAGTAATGGGATGGTATAGCCGTGTAAGTCGCGATATTAGTGAAATTCCAGCGGCTATACAATACTTCGAGAACGAGCTTGCAACAGCTCGTTCCGAAGTTAAACTCAAAGGCAATGTTGAAAAAGCGGCAGCTGAGATGCCCGGCATTGTTGAACATAGATTCAATCAATTACAAGAAATTGAAGCAATTCTCGAATATATGAATATCGAACTACGTAAATTGCGTAGTGCTTTTTTTAAAAAATACCTTGAAAATTATCAACGAGCATTATCAAGTCGTGATGTAGAAAAATACGTTGACGGCGAAGCAGATGTTTGTGACTACGAAAAAATTATCAACGAATTTGCTTTGCTGCGCAACAAATGGCTAGGTGTCCTTAAAGCTCTCGATCA